GTATTCTTTGATTAATTTCTCAAAGTAAAAAACCGGGTATCGCGTGCGGTGGTTTCTCATTTCTAATAATAATAGAGATGTTCCTGGTCCGTATTTCTTTTCCAGTGCGAGGGTATATAAAGCGTCGGCCCCCTGCTCAAAACAATTGCAGCCCTTACATTGCAGGTTGCAGTTTTTCTCATCGTATCTTGTAGACATGTGCTGTCTTTTAATAAAATGCCCACAATCCATATATTTCCAGTACCCAGGTTTCCCGCAGGTGATACAAAACCCTATACCCTCCGAATTTGAATCCCTTAATCTGATATATTTAGAGAAAATTGTATCCAGCTTTTTTATTAAATAATGCCGAATTTTTGCCTTTGGGTCTTTTAACGGTTTGCTTTTGATCTTTCTTTTTATAAATTTCTGCATTTTTCGCACACTCCATACATTTTTTATCGTTTGAGGTCTTTAAGCATATAGAAATTTTATATCTGTCCGGGTGATCTTTTCCGTACCCGCTTAATATTTTATTGCAGTTGTCCCTTATTTCCTCAATTGTCCTCATTTTGTCAGTTTGCTGGCGATTTCGTTAAAATCTTTAATCTGCGCTGGGTCCTTATTCGCCCTGTGCCAATCATGCGGGCCTGTGTGGCCTTTTATCTTCCGGCATCTCAACTCTGTGCCATCCGCATCGTGATCTACCGCAGGACATGGCTCTATGGGCTTCTGAGCGTCTACGCTTTTTCCAAAATCCCTCGATCTATTCGCCCACGTCTTTAATCTTCTGGACAGCTCCCAGGTTTTCTCCATCTCAAATCTCATTTTTGATCTTGACCTGTTTGGCTCGGTCCAGTAATCAAAGAAGTTATTTAAAACATATCCGGAATAGACCTTATTGAATCCAAATACAAGAGTCTTAAAAGACTCTTTTCTATTTTCAATTTCATTTTCATTTTCATCTTCCATATGTTTATCATATGTTTTCATATGTTTTTTAGTCTTAACCTTTGATTTAGAACGATTTACAGACCTTGACTTTGAATATTCCTCTCTCCTTTGCTTTTCCTTTCGTAATCTTTTGTTATAAAATTTACCCTCACTGTCTTTGTCAAATTTGTGCTTTAATGTATCCCACAATTCAAGACTGCAAACGCCTTGAATGTCTGATACTGACAAAGAGTAATTGTCGGCTTGTTCAATAAGAAGTCGGATATATGCGCCGACCTGCTCATTGTTAAACCGCTTTGTGCCGAACCAAAAATCTTGGTAATACAATAGAAATGCTGGGTCTTTTGACATAATATTATAAGCCGCCCCCGCAGATTCGTCACCGCCTGAGACACCCGAAGGATAACGGGTCTGAATCATACGAGGGGGCAAGATTATTTTATTAGATTGGGAATATTGTGGTGTCTCATATACCTATTATAAAAAATTAATAGTTAAAAATCAACCGTTAAATCACTTTACTTTCACCTTACCGTCTTCGTCAAGGTCGAATCCTAATTTTTTACTTACGCCATGCATTAATAGAATAGTTCCATTGTCTTGAAATAGCAAAATACGTCCATCCTTAACCATGTTCCCGTCACGGTCAACAACAAACAAAAAAACGCCTCCATCAACTATATCAAGCTTCAACCTTGTAACTTTTTCTTGTTCTTTTTCTCCAAACACTTCGAATTTCATTATGGCTTTCCTTTCTTGTTCAGGTTTTCGGTAAACACTATAGTTAAGTTTTTCCGCAAACTTTACAGTTTTGCCTACCATCCCACAAGCCCACTCGGCACGATTATCATATTTGATAATATCGCCCTTTTTAATCTTCCCGCCCCGTACCCTTTTCCATGTATCGGGCAATTCAACCAGGTTGGCTCCGACACCCTTTTCCCAGACAGGATTTTTAGTCATTTTTTACCACTTTCTTTTATGTTATCTATGCACTCAGCGATCAACTCAACCGCCCTTTCCTTTCCCTCTCGCTTAACTATATTCTCAATAAAGCACTGGTCAATGTATGTTAGCATTATTTCTCCGGTTTAAGTGTTGCAGTTTTAATGTCAAATCTGCCATCATCGAGAAAAGCCTCGAAAGCATCAACAGCGCTTGAACTTGAAAGCTTGGCGTTTGGGCCGAATGCGCTCCTAACTGCCTTAGTGGCCCACATTTCAGCGTCCCACTCGCTTCCTGAGTCTGCAAGATTGTCTGAAATCTTTGCAAGCAATGAACGCTTTCGATCTCCAATGTTTCCCTTTTGTCGTTCAGCAAGCTTATCCTCAATATCCTGCGTGAACAACTCGCCAAGCAACGGGTAACTATTAAGACAGCAGGCGACCATTGCTCTTTTATCGCAAACCTTTATCGACGCATTCGCATCCATGCCGCCCTTATCGCCTATCTTATAAGATCCTGTACCCTCTCCAATCTTTTCTCCATTGCTCCAGTTAGTGAAAGCGCACCTGCGGAATAGAATTCCTTTAGGCTCCCCGGCCATCTTCCAGGCTTCCATATCATTAAAATATTCTTGCTTTGGCTTGAATAGATCAATCGCCAAAAGTGCGCCAGACTTATAAAGGCATGGCTTAGGTATCCACTGCGAGGAAGGGACTGACTTTAATGTTTTCCGGTTCACCATATTACCATGTTCGTCATATTTAGCTTCGCATCCCGGCGGAAAACCATAATGGATCCCCTCTTTAAATTGAGACAGAAGCCACTTGAAAAAGTGGTTTCTCCGTTCGGTGTACTCTGCCAGTTGCTTTTTTTGTACAGAAATTTCCGGCAATCCGTTTCTGACATCAATTGCGCCCATCGGCGTGGCTGTGGGTAAATTTTCACTCATACGACTTCCCCCTCATAAGCTATTTTGTTCAACGCCCATTGGCTTATCTCTAATGGCTCAGCAAAATTTGAGATTCCAGGCCATTTATTCGACAGCTTGCAATCGACATAAATCTGAACAGCGTATTCAAATACGTGACGGCCAGCCATCAAGCTGTCAACCTGCATATCATACAGAACTACATCAAACGGGGCCACTGTTTCAGCGCATATAAAAGAGAATGGAAACGGCCAGTCGCCAAGCTCCGGATAATCGCCCTTGTCGATGCAATGCAGCCCCATTAAATACATCGCCGCTTGAACGTGATATCTTAAATTTGTTGCTGTTCTGCGAAATTTATCTGGTTCTATCTGCTCGGTACATTTTAAATCAATGGCCCGGTCATCTCCTAAAATATCCAAACGGCCCTTACACCTTATACCTGTCTGCGGATCGTCCCATATAATAGTCACTTGGTATTTCCCTTTAAGCCATGAATTCGCCATCGGGTGAGACTTCACTGCATCAACAACGCTACGGGAACGCTCGAAATCTGCATTATTAATACAAACATGCCCCTTTTCCTCTGCATTTTTGACCATTTGCCGACAGCTATTGGATCGCATATTAAACGGCTTGCTGTGTCCTTTTGCGTCGCAGTACGTTTCCGGAATAATAAAGATATCATCCTCTCGCTCAGGCTCCAGTAATAGGCAGTCGACCACACTCCCAAAATCCATACGCTTGCTCTTTTTGCCGTCATTTTCCTGGTAGTGTTTTAAATGCTTTGGAGATTTCAACAGCGGGCCGACCATGCTTTTTGAGAAATAAGGCAAGGCCAGATATTCTGAATGCGATATATTCTCATAAATGCCTGGTTTTAAATCCATTATTTGACCTCTCTTGTCATGGCTTTAAGGATAGCCATATCTATTAACTCACGAATAGCGTTCACGACCCCGCCATACCCAAGCCGCTTGTGCCTGTCAAGCCACTTCATGCGCTTTTTGTCGCCGATCTGACCGCCAAGCCGAACCGGATAGACTTTAGTTTCTTTTTTCACTAAACCCCCTTTTTTTTAATTGTACAATATAGTATATAATTATATAATGGCATTGTCAAGCACTTTTAATAGATTTCAGCAACTCTATTTTATTTTGCTCTGCAATGCTTCTCTTTATAAGTGCATGGCTCAATACCTGAAACAATTCTATTTCGCCCATACTTGTTAGCGTGGTATTTCTCATCTTGCTAAAAAAATACTCAACCTCATGCTTGCGCCTATGCTCTGAATAGCTTAACCTCTGCATACCGGAACCTCCATAACGCTGCTCCTGATCCATAGATCATATAATTCCTGATCGTCCGGCCTGGAGTCTACGCCCAACGACTCGCTGGATCCCGTACAGATCCCACAATTAACAAACCCCGCGCCGATGATCTCCCCCAGAACCCTCATGTCTGAGTGCATAACCGATGCAGGAAACACACAAATTGAATCAAGCTTACCTTCAAAACCTCTGACTACAACGTATTTTGCTGGCATTATTCCCCCATATCGAAAAAAGTTTGAATGCATGGCAAGCAATACTCGCCATTGTAATAATCACCGCCGCTACCGTCACAGACCATTACCTCTGTAATCCTTCCGCACTTGTCGCACGACCCCCGCTTTATTGCAACCGTTTGGCCTTCATGGCGAACAACGCTGTCACTAAATACGATCATCTCACACCCACAATCTTTTTAATTACTTCCATTTGAGCCTTTGCAACCATGAGGCGCAATCGCGCTATTTTCTCTTGATATTTGATACTGCCACTCACAAAAACAACGCCCTTTTCTGTCTCGCTTTGTTCAGTGGGACTCATATTACTTTTTCCTCTTAGTTTGAAATTTGTAAAAGTTGTACCCAGACTTATCTTTGTACATTGGCACTTTAAGAAGTTTTGCTAATGCTTCTGCGTGTTTTCTATGTGCCTCCGTATTTTCACAACAGCTGCAACCTTCGGAGACCATGTAATCCGCAACAGCTCGGCGAATGATTTTTAAATCAGCAAACTTAACCCACTCGCCTTTTTGGCAAGACGGTTGAGCAATGTCTAACCTCATCCCTTCTGAATTGAAATAATATCTATTCATGTTCGTCCTCCATTGTTTGTTGTTTGTTGCGTCTATTAATAACATTATATAATTATGCAATGCTTGTCAAGCCTTTTTTGCAATAAAAAACCCCCTGTTTTTACGAGGGGGCTGTACGTGGTAGCTATTTCTCGCGCGGTTATGGATCTAATAATCCATCTATCCAGCCGCCAAGAAAGCCGCCAAGATGTTTTGATCTGCCAGCGGCAGGAACGGAAGGTGCCGCAATAGTTGTATCACTCCCGAACACGTCCGAAGAATCATAAACGTAGGCAGGACAGGAGTATTTGTAAAGCGAGTCATAAACTGCTACCTCGCTGGCTCCCCCGCAAGAGTCGCGCACCGCATCAATGAAGGTCGTACAGGTAGCAACCTCGACCCGGTTTACCGTATCCGTAAAGGTGGTGTCACCGCTTACAGTGACAACCGTAATCGTGTCAGTTGCATTCGTGTCTATCTGGGTTTCTCCGATAGAGGTCGTGTCTCTGTAGCTCGCGCACCCTGCAAATTCATCGGCCCCGATATCCCAATCGGCGGCAGCGGCATCTCTGCGCTCACCGTCTATATCGTACATGGTTAGGGCTGTGCCACGGTTGCCATTATCAATCAATTCGGCGCTTTCGGTGGAATCATCGTCTAAGTGGAAATCCAACGCGCCAGTGAAATACCACTCGTATGAATTTTGGGTCAGAGATACCGCACTGGCTCCTGGAGCGTTTCCATCAAAGTCGGCGTTGTAATCACCAGTGAATCCGGAGGCCTCAAAGTCAAGCGATCTATTCGCGAGGCTTGCCGTATTCTCAACGTAAGTCACCCCGGCGGCCTTTATGCCGTATCTGGTATCGTACGCGGTTACGTTATAAATAAACGTCCGTGATCCACTCGCACAATCAATGCCGGTGTAATCACTCGCGGAACCTTCATCCATAGTATGCAGGATAGTATTGTTTATTTTTGTAACCCCGAAAGCACCGTCAACTCTGGCATAGATCCCCCGGCTAAAATTCCCACCGTCACCGAATCCGCCATTGTAGAGGATGCAGTCGCTTATTCTGATCTCAGATTGCGTTGCCGAGTTGTCCGTTTGTATCATATAATTTTGGCCATCGGTTGAGGTGTCGGCTATCTGCAAACCCTCAAGCCTGGTAAATTGCTCGTTCACGCCGAAGTTGTTTCCAGCCGTACAGCAATTGTAAAACCTGTCCTCATTCCACTTTCCATCATGCCGCTGAGAAACGCCCACCTCATTGGGTTTTACGGGAGTAAAAAACCGAACATAGTTATTAACTCCGGTTGTGTATCCATTCACCGTTACAGCCGATTCCTCTTTTCCGTCAGCGTAGCAGGCAATATTTAAGACATAATCATTTGTTACAAGGTCGGAAGTATTCATGTAATTTGCATCGTCCGCGTCATCCTCCGCGTCCACCAAATTGTTGAAAGCCCTTGCTATTGTTATAGCGGTTTCAGCAAAGGTAATATTTGTGGCTCCCGGTGTCCCTCCATTGGCCCCGGAATTCTGGATCAAGAAAGCACCCTTTGAAAGTCTGCCCCGGATATAATACCGATTCGACCCTTCGGCCACCTCATCACCTACCCCGATACTGTCAACTGCGTCAACGGCCAGGAACAGAGAACCGGCGTTTGCGGTGGCGTTGCCTGAATATAGATCCCCGGTTTCCGTTCCAACGGAATAGTAAAAATGTGTTTGGGTATTATATAGCTCGTCTGCGCCAATCGAGTACACGGAGCCAGTGTGCGGCCTTGCGTTGCCTTGAATGCCTGTCGTGTTCCCTGCGATTGAAGGAGCAGCCCCGCCGGTTGCACAAACACCTACGGGAGTAGATTTAATGTGAAGCATGGATGGGCTAAGATCAATTAAATCGTCTAACTCGTCAGCTATTATTATATTCGACACGTTACCCGTTCCAGAGTTCCAATCCGCATTCTCATTTGTTGCGTCCGTTGAGGCTGTATTTGTCCCGGTAGCACTTGATACACTCATGTAAGCACCGCCGGAATATGTACCAATAACCAAAACATTACGAAACTCAGCCGCACAACCAGAAGCATCAACCCCATCTGTCCCGTTTGAGGCATAGGAAGTGATGTTCTCAATGTCGGATGCGGCGGCAACATTAATCTTAAATATGTCTGTTAGCGCATTGATCCCGTATACATTCCACATATTTAATGTTGCGTCTGTGTCTGCCACTTTTACGCATATTTGGCTTTTGCCATCACCATGCACAATACAGTTTTCTATATTCACGGTTAAAGATGTGGATATTCCATCAACGTGAATGTCGCCAAGCGTTCCCGTTGCCTGAGTCGCAGCACGGAAAAGACTCAACCCTGCAATTCGTATTGTCCCGCCCTCCATAGAGTTATATATACCCATATTGTCTGTTATGTTTAGTGTGGAAATATACCCACCACCAAGACTGCCGTTATGAGGACTATCGCTTGAGTCTGTGAAAGTGTAATTATTCAATGCCTCATTAGCCGATGCCGTGGCGGTTTCCGTGGTCGCCGATATTTGATGGAAAGTAAGATTTCCGGTAAGATTTGCAACGTCAGCATAAGCCAAAGCTCTTGTAGCGTAATCTCCAGCACTACCGTAAGATGCCGCACCGGTAGAAATAACGAATTTATCTACAATTTTGTCCTTTACTTTTTTAACGTCCTTCTCGTCCTTAACAGTTTTCCAAAGGTCTTTCTCGTAGCTCTTAATTATCATCTTTGCTTTGTCGTGAAATACGGTGTTGATCGTTGCATCACCTGCAGAGTCGGCCAAGTCGTTGAGATCAACTCTCCAACTTACTGTAGTATCGGCAATTTTGGCTTTCACGTCCGATTTTTTAGAGCGCGGAACCTCCATGTATCGCGGAGCCAAGCAAGCATTTCTCACGATGTGTTCTACGTTTGAGTATTCAATCGGTTCGAGTTTGTTGTTTCGGTTTTTCTCCCATTCTATCGGGTCAATGTAGTCAATGATCTTGCCCATTTTCCCGGACGAATCGAGTAGAACACTAACAAAAATATGTCCGGTATCAAGTCCGTTCTGGTAAAGATGTTCCTTATAAACACTATCGGACCACATCGCCAATCCAAGCGAATCTTCGAAAATTGCCAGCGTGTCGCCGTCGTCATTTAGCGCATAAAATCTCTGGTCCTCACCTACGGATACATAAAGACCAACCGCAAGCAAAGCCGCAACCGTAGTCGCTGCAACGCCTTTAATAAATTTCGTCATTTCAAACCCCTCTTTATTAAATTAACCACCCAAAGCCACTAAAACCGAAATAAAAGCTATTCCGGAAATTATTAACGCATATACTATTTTATAGCTCGGAACCTTTGGACACCTGCGAGATTCAAGTCCGTCTATTCTGCCATCCTGCTGCTCATCCTTCTCGTCGAGTTTTTGAAAATGCACCGCCCCTTGCTTAAATCTCTCTTTGTTTCGCGCGTCAGATTCCAGGAGCTTGTCTATTTTCACATCCATCTTTAACAATAAATCCCTTGCGCTATATAAATCGTTCATCTGTTGTTCTCCACAACCAGAGTTGTCACGCACCCGGCCAAAACAGCACCCAAACCATATAAAAGCTTTTTCCTTCCGGATATTCCGACCTCTACCGTGTCAATGTGATGTATTTCAAGATGTGGCGGGGGTCTATATTTCCATTGATTCTCTTTCACGATGGACTCTGTCATTAAAAAGGTATGCTCCACCCATGCGCTATCGTCAAACGTCTGCGCTGCGGTGTAACTGTCCAGGCTTTCAATTATAGCCCTCATTGAATCAACCGCCGAATCATCGCGGATAATTTTCGACCTATAAACTACCGTCGGTTTTATATCTGCCTCATTCGTCACGCTGGCGGTGTCATCGGAAAATGTAGTTGTTGTGTCAACCGTGTGACTGATTACCTCTTTTGAAAGCGTAGGATCTCCGAATTTCATAACCCAACACACCATAAACCCGATAATGGCCCCGATTATGATACCCATAAAAAACAATGATTTCATTTTCTAAGCCTCTGGACTTTTCCGTTATCCGACGTTAAATGGTCAACAAAGGTCTTTGGTGCATCTGCGATCGGCTTTAAGAACGCAGACACGAATACGCATAGCGTAGAGATCACGCCTTCCTCTGCATGTTCGGCGATTTTCTTCGGAAGCCATCTAAGCAGGAACTTCGAAAGCATAAGAGCCGATGTCTTCAGAAATACGTCAACCACAACGCCCCATTTTTGAACGTATTTATATATTAACCCATTCGGCATTTTTCGAGAAATAACCTCTAAACCCAAAAACGCGACAACGGCGATAAGCCCTTTTTGCCAACCATCAGCACCATGAAACAAAGATATTAAATCGCCTATCATATTGCCCCCCCTGTGAAATTGATAATACACTCAACAACTGGCCTTTTTTCAACATCAAATATCATGTGTGCGAAGTGATAAATTCCCATTCCGTTATCTTTTTGGATCCCTATGCACCCCAAAGTGCCAGGAACCCCGCCGTCGGGGTGAATAAGATACCCGGAAGTTATTTCGTGATCCTGTGGGACCGGATAACGCCACAGCCGCCACTTCCAAGCGTGTCCGGGCATATCCTTAATAAACATTCTGTGTTCTTCCGTATGATGCGGGACCTCCGGGGTCCGGCACAGATACCACGTCTTCGGGTCGATTGCGTTTTTGAGGTAAAACCCGCTGCCTTTTTTCGCAATACTTCCAGTCCTGGCAAACCACACGCCGAGAATATCGTCCTTGTACCTCAAAACAAGATCGCCAAACCCTTTAGCGTTATAGTCAAAGGTTATTCTAAACGGGTTTCTCATCGTTTTCCTTTGGGGTTGATTCGTAAAGCTTTTTTTTAAGCTCTGCGTTTTCCTTAATAAGTATCCTGACACTATCGAAAAGGCTGTCAACCACATTCTGTAGCTTTAAATTCAACTTATTATACTGAGTCTGTACATCGTTCGGGGTCGCTTCTTTTTGCATCCTATCTCCTCTTTAAGTGTTTTAAAACCGGGTCGTCTATATATGTTATTTTATATCCTGCCGCTGTCGCCGCAGCAAACCAGGAACATATCGGGCAGAAGTTATCTCCGGACCAGTACATCGGAATTGATTCGACAACTTTCTTTTTCACACCCCAAAACCCATGGCTCATGTTGTTTTTTGACGTTTTCCATATAATAATATCATAATCTTTTATCGTTGACAATGCAATATCTGGCGCACAGGGAACCAAAACAATGTCAGAATCCATTCCAAAAAACACCCCTTTATGATAAGACGCGTGTTTTATCGCATTGGTCCAGTTTTTCCACCTGTTGCGCCTCGCGCTTTCCCCGTGTTCCTTTTCAGAACTCACCGCCACCAGAGAACACCCATTAACCGCAAGGCCCTCCATGACCTCCGGAGATAAGCCCTCACCATATTTATGGATTGAGTGAACAGCAATCAAGAGCCGCCCACCATCATTATTGTAAATGACACATTATGTACGGAAATTGTAGGCGTTCCGGTGTCTGTGGTTCTGACGCAAAGCTCCAAAGTGTCAAGCAGTGCAAGGTCAAGTATCATCGTACCGGATAGGTTTTTTTCCTCGTTTGCCGACCCGAACTCTGCATGAACTACGCCGTCGGCCTCGGCGGATCCGGAAGCGTTTTTTTCTACGCCGACCTCTATGTGTTTGCCTGCCGCGTCAACCTCGATATCCGCTGAAAAGTTTATCAAATATCTCCCGGAAGTTGCTATTGCTATTTGTCCGCTTCCATCGTTTGCGACATCATTAAACCCACCATCGCCACCAGAAATATCCGCGTCATTAATATCATACCATGTATTTTGAGCTGCGCTTGCTTGACTCCATCCAATATGACTACCATAAAAAGAACCATAAGGCAAACCCGACCCATCACCACTCCACACAAAATCACCGTAATGTGTGATGCGCTTATCCCCGCGAACATCTAAAATGTCATCCCCTGCATAACTTTCTATTACAAAATGCGTGGCCGAATCACTGTTTGACAGGGTAAGAGTAAGGTCTTTTCCGGTATTACAGTCAAACTCAAGCCCAACGTAATTACTTGCTCCAATAGTTGCCGCAGTTCTGCTCAAATATAATGCGGATATACTGCTTGCATCTGTTGATAAATTTGTAATATGTGCGGCTATTGTCCCGGCTGAACTTGTGCCAGAGATCTGAAGCATGTTATTTGGCGAACCCGTGCCTATACCTAAATTCCCGTCACTATCTAAAGTCATCCTAAGTGTTGGGCTGAGATCATCATCGCCATCATTTACATATATCTCAAGTTGTCCCCTTTGGTCAGCACCAGCACCGTCATGAGATTCCATAATCTGCGCAAGGTAATGATCGGTTGATCCGGTTGTTTCAATGCCCTGAAAATACATAGAACTTGCTCTTGCGTTGTCTGCATCGCTCTCGGCCATGTTGTAAAGTGTAAGTGTCGGCTCACCATCTCTTCTAATGGAAGGATATCCCCATAATTGAATAGCTATATCATTCGATGTGTTTCCTATACTATAAATCGGGTCAACGCAACTGTTAGTTACCATAAGCATTTCCATTTTAGCGTCACCACCGCCGCCAGCATAGCTCATCGTGTTGGTTATGTAATTGCTCGCATCATAGCCTATTCTAAACTGCTCGGTCGCGTCTATAACATGGAGCGCGGCCGCAGGGGCATTATTCTGAATCCCGACAAACCCATCCGAACCCTGAACGAAAAGAGCATCCGCAACCGTTGTGTTGACAATGAAATCGACATCCTCATTGCCGCCGTTGAATTCGATATAATCTGTAGCGTCCTCGGTAAAATCGGCCATTAAAACACCGCCGGAAGTTATCGTCCATCTGTCCGGGGTGCATCCAATCTTAGTGTCTGAATCGTCTTTGTGCCCGTAATATTCGGCAGCGTAGAAATTGCCGCCGGTTCTGTCGTTTCCGTCGGGCTGCCATTTATAAACCGTGTCATCTGTGTCTCGCCACGCCATAATATGAGTATCGGAAGCGAAAGCTATTTGTTTTTGCCTCTGCGTACTGGATGCGGCGTTGTCAAGATTCGCCTCTGTGTCTCTTATTCTGATCACATCTTTTTGTTGGTCGCCCATAATTCCCCCTAAGTAATTCCAACCTCTGTAATGGTATCGGGTTGGCTGCCGGATTCGGTGATTGTATCGCTTGCGCTTCCGGTTTCTATGATATCCCCATAATCCTCGCCTATTGTATCGTTTGGCTCTAAAATTGATTGCACGACAATCTGGTCGCGCTCTAAATCATACTCTATATACTCAATATTACCTTGTAAATATGCCGAGTCAATGGCCGAATTGGTATATACTCTGTCGCGAAATTCAACGGGATCCGTTAATTCAATCGAGACATTTGTCGAGTCAAGCGGTAGCCTGTATTTTACGCGCCTTTTTTGCCTGGTCAGCCAGAAAACAGCCTGAGCGCAAAATCTATAATGGCTACTATCTATTCCAAGCCCGTCCTTGCCTGTGTCATCGGAATTATACCACCGATTTCTATCTGAAAACCATGGTAGTTCCATTCTGAATTCTTTAATAATGTTGTAAATTTTATAACACGCATTAGAAACATACCACAATGGCTGTAGCAACCAGTCCATCCCGCTTACCGCGCTGTCATCGTCAACATCTTTTATGCTGTATTGACTGAAATATTTATCCTCTGCCGGATTCGGGGAGAATAAAAACAGGAAATTATTGAAGACCCTATCTATTCCGGTAAGCTTCCAGTCAGATATCGAATCCCTTACAACGGTTGTATCGTCGTGAGTGTGGGCCGTGGATGAGTCAGAGCGCCAAGCATTTAAATGGATCTTCCCTACTCTGTCCTGGAATATTGCAACGAATGAATTCTGAGCAAGCTCTTTGAGGTAAAAAGCAAGATTCTTTTTGTCTGCTATCTGCCTGCCCACATACCAATCGCTCGCCCTGGTAGCTGCGAGATTCCCATAATCAATTTGATGACTCCCAAGCCCGTTGTAATCCTCAAGCATCAACCGGAAAGCATTGTAAACCGTGTTCGATTCCGTCACTCCATCAGATAGCAGCTCTCCGGAAACCCTTGTATATAGCGTTGTATTCGTTATATCTATCGCCTTATATCCATGTATTCCGATCTGTTTAATATCAACGCCCAAAATATCGCCGATACCTGGCGAAGACCCGTAAGTTAAGGAAACTTGCATCACTACTCTTTTTTGCAATGATCCCGACTTTATACCGTTATATATTGCGCTATCAATTAACAGATTTGTTCTGTTTTCTCCAAGACCTGCAATTGAACCACCGAAATCGCTATCCTCGCCTCCTAAATTTGAACTCCCCGCGTTTCGATAATAATCATCAGGAAGGAAGTTGAAAGAACCCCAATTCGTATGTGCCCCGGAAGTTATAAAAGATTGACTGTGGGTAACAGCATTATATTGATTGTAAAATCTTAGTTGGATGACCATTATCGAGTCAATGGCCGGGGCTGTTGCGTCCTCAAGGTCTATACCAAAATATAATTCATCAAAGTCAAGTTCATTTTTCCCAAAACTAATATCGAAGTCGATCTCAAGAGAAATAGAACTCTCACCACCCAAAGCCGTGCGCCTTGCCTCAACAACTGCTGTCCTGTCGAAATCAGTAACATTTGTAATCGGGTTGCTTATTACAGGAGCGTTCCCGGTTCCGACAATTGAATTAACACTTACACCAATCGGGATTCTGTACGCTATATTTCCGTCTTTTGAAATATTTGTAGAGATAGCATCGACCGTGGCCGTGTTGTTGTAGTCCGAATCCTCAACGTCAACACTTTCCGTTGCATATTTAACATCGACATATTCCCTGTCCTCTGACGAATAACTCCAAAGCTGAACAACCCCGCTTGAATCTGTTTTAAAAGAGCCTATTTTCTGATTACTCACAACACCAGTAGTGGAAATATCCGCTATTTTAAACTGCCATTTATCGTCTTCGTCCGCGCTTCCGCTATACCCATAAGTCGCCGCAGAAAAATCCTCTATTGGCTCCGCGACTGTAATTTGAGTTGTGGCCGGTGTGCCGCCACTTGTCGCGGCATTGTCAATAATTAGATAACCCCTGTCGGTATCCTCTACATCCTTACCGCTACCAATAAATATCTGATTCCCTATTAATTCATCAGCCGAAAAGCTAACGCCTTCGGTTGCAAGCGTTATAGATGTCCCGGAAGCGGAAACACTGTAAGCGGTCGCCTGGGCAATGTCAAAATCCCCGAAATCCTGCGAGACAAGAGTAATCCATGCCGGATCTCCTGACACATTTTTAATACTGGCATACTCCACATCTCCGATACATACCGGGACTGCCTCGTCGTTCACCGAATCTATGCTATTAGGATAATCCACATCGTTGAACACGTTCGGCGGGAAATTATTATGCACCTGCTTGAAATTGCTCTTGCATACGAATTTTAAATCCGTTTCATTCATCGGATTATTGTCAATAACTCCCGTCCATATTTGATAAAATGAATCACCAATTACAGAATAAACCCGTACAATTTTGGCGTTCAAATATACGTCATTTGAGTTTAACGTCCTCCAAATAGGCGCGCCCGTTCCAGTGATATATGAGTTGTCGATCTGGAAATTGAATCCCGAAAGCGTTCCGTAATCTCCTGTGCCTTCAAGATCAACTCTACGACTGGGGTTTGACATCCCTTTTTTTGTGATAAAATCTTCGTACCAAACATTTTTTCCCGCATAAGTCACCGCCTCGCTGCCGCTTTCATTTTCCGACACCTCAAACAAATCTCCCTCTGCCGGTGCAGAACCTTTTGCAGTCGCAAGCTCGCCCCCTGTAAAATCGGACGCATCCAAAACAGTAAACCTGCTGCCAATAGGCAAAACAGTATTCGCAGACTTAAAGCCACCATTTGAAGCCGTGTACAATTGGCCGCTTTGGAATGCAACCCCTATTGTCTCGGCTCCACTGAGATTTATTTTAATCAATGAATGTTCGCCCGTAGGAATAAGGCTGTCGCCTGTCTCTGTGCCGTCATAGTCGGGCCTATCGGTAACAAACCTCATATATCCTGTGGTCATCCCTACGGCTGAATCGTCATAAGTCCCGCCGGTCTGTACCTCAACTGCATAGTGATTCTCTGACATCAGCTAACAACCTCCGCGAATCTAAGCCTTATTTTGTGCCATTTCACGCCCCAGTGGCCTAAATCCTCCCACCCTATCAACTTAGTGGTGAATGGGTAGGAATTAGAAGACCGGGGGCCAAACGGATAATCGACCCCGAAAGTATCCGCAATGGCAAAATCCCCGGTCCTCTGGTTTTTTATATAGTTTCTTAATAATATCATATTCGCCGTTGTGAGGGTAAAAACACCCTCAAAAACCCCTGAATCTGAATCATGGTCCTGATAAGCATAAGTCCCGGTATATGTATCAAATTTATTAATGTTACGATCTGAACTCGCTTTCACGCCATGCTCGCAATATGCCAAAGTCGGCAAACTACTGGATCCTGTAAATGATACTGAAGTCGCCCGCACCCTAACATTGACCCCCCAACCCTTCCAGGAATGCTGCATTCTATCGGAAACATCCAGAATAGTCGCCGTTATACTTCCGGAATGGTCCACATTTACACCGAAAATATACTCGGTAGCTAAAAACCCGCCCAAAGTTATGACATTTGACCCGGCTGCGCGGTTGGCTTCAACTTCATCAATGAAAGTGTTTATCTCCGATTCAGTCCTACGCATGGAAAAAGAAGCCTCATAAATATCTGACGAACTCCCACGATCAAGCCCGGACCAATTACCGCTCGACAATTGCCTCCATTTAAACGCGAGTTTTGTCTGTGGCCTGAACCCGTCCCTGATTCTTGCTGAGAACGGCGTAATTCCTGATCCTGAAACGTCCATCTGATTGTCCTCTTAACCGTTTAAGAAAGCTCGAGGCTTCCGCTACGCATTAACTCCGGGCATTTGCCCCGCCGAACCCAGCTCGATCATCATCTCGCGCAAATCGTTCAATTGATTTTCTCGCGTTATTTGTATCGCCGCAACCGTTGACTCGTCCGCGTTGCCGTTAATTATAATCGTGTCGCCTCCAACATTGATCGAAGACCGGCCCCCGCCGCCACCGTTTGCCATGCTGAACAAATTGGCCTGTTGTCTCTGGTTCAATATCATCTCCCCGGAGTTTACCCTCGCTAAAACCTGATCCCCGGAAACATCCGACCCCGGCACAATACCACCCCTTGCGAATTTCGGGCCTTGTTCTGCCGTAATCGCTGCAAGCTGTGTTGCCCCCAAAGCTCCAGCCAATCCCGCAGCTAAAAGATTCGTGCCAGGAAAAGGCGGCTGTCCCAATGCTTTTATAACATTTCCAGCCGTTGAGATCACCGCTTCGGCATAAGCGGCGGCCTTGTAAACTGCAAAATTCTCTTTTGATGCGCTTTTGTTGATTGAGGCAAGATTTTTGATAATTCCAGCGGCATTCCCGGCCATTTGCAATCTAAGCGCGTTCTGCGCTTTCATTTTCTCGTTTTCTTCGTCAATCTGCGCCATGGCCTCTTTGGTTTTATTAATCTTAAGATCCAGTCCCTCAATCTCGTCTTTCAGGTTTTTGCCTATTATTTCGTTCTTTTCCCATTGCTGATCTATCCAGGCCGCGTCTGCATCGGTTAAACCCTCGACTGCCGGTATTAATTCCTTAATAGAATCAACGGACTTTTTGATCGGTGACTCTGTATCTGTATTTTCAAAAGCCCGACCCGCAGCACCGAAAGCAGCCAAAGCACCTTCGGCTGTCTTTTTTGCTGTCTCGTCTGCTATTTTCCCAAATTCCTTTAACGCCTCCCCGGCTACCTTAAGCCCTGGAATGTAGGACATCACCGTCCCCAATCCGGTAGAAATCCACGACACCATTTGCTGAATCCCTGTGACGGCTGTTTTAAATACGCCCACCATGCCGGAGATCACAAAACCGATAGACTGCCCAACGACCCTTGCGGCTCCACTGAAATCGCCGACATTTTGAATAAGATCGTTAAGCGCCGGAATTAATGCGGCTCCGATCTCTTCCCTTGCATCCCCCATTGAATTTTGAAATTGTTTGATTGGCCCGGCTCCGGCCTCTGCGGCTGCCGATGCTGCGCCTCCGACCTGTCTCTGTAGCCCTTCGAGAACATCGTTCAATCTCTCGTTTGTTCCGACTGCCCCCTCTACCTCAACGCCGTATCTTGTCAATGCATTTGTAGAACTTCCCAAAGTTTTACCGACCAATTCAGCCGCCCCGGCAAGGTCCATTCCTTTGGCCGTTGCAAAATCCTGAACAAGAGGTGTCAACTTCATTAATTGGTCTTCCTCTTTGACAAACGCAGCGAGCCTCGCTTGGGCTGCGATTGTTTCCTCATCACCGAACAAAGTAACCTTCTGAAGCGCGGAAGCCTGATTCAGCAGAGCCTTTGAATGCTTGCCCAATGCGGTTGTAAGCGCCGCCTCAGATTTTGCCTGGATATCTGCCAGCCTCACGGATTCTTTCATAAATCCGATTAACGCCCTCGCACCAAAGAAAGCAGCCGCAGCCGTGGCCAATTGACGGAAACCGCTTGCCGCGTTCTCTGTGCTTGACTTCATTTTGTTAGCGCCTGTTTTAACCGCAGCTGATGCCTTGGTCATTTTTTGCTGAACATCAGAATCAAGTTTTAGTTTTACGACGATCTCTTCTGCCATGATTGCCTTACCTTTGTTATTCCGTCTATTTTTTGGGGCCGTTTTTGGTCTGCGCACTCACTTTCAAAAACCCTGTATTGTTGCATTGCCTCGATAAACCTGTTCGACCTGTCCTCATATTTAATATTAGTACCAAATTCTTTCTCGTAACAGTATTTTTCGAACCAAATAACAATATTTACAGGTACAAAAAGACTTGGGCAATTGTAAAATGTCAGGTCTTCGCTTTCCTCAACCACAACCTGCTTTGGATTTTCACACTCAAAGTCTGTTTCTCCACTCTGAGAACGCTCAAAACAGTTGTTGCAAGTCGCCTCTACTATTCCGGCGTTGATTGCGGCGAGGATCTTAAACCCATTTTTTCAGCAGAAAGCAAGCCGGATATTTTGCTCGCATTATTAAATAGCTCTGCCGCGATTTCGTCAGATATTAATCCGAACAATTCCTTGGATGCGCCCTTGTCTTTATCCGCTGAGAATTCTATCTCGTTCCCGGTGGCTAAATCGTAGAGGTTTCTCCACCCCACAACGGAAATTCTGGCGTATTTAAACACATCAGAACCACGGAAGGTCATCGCCCCGGCTCTCATTTCGTTTCTTTCCTTGCGAGTGAAGCTTCTTTGTGTAAATACGGGCTTGAACTCTTCGCCTATATCCAATTTTTTGAATATTTCTGGAGTGAATTCTGTAGTTGCTTCCTGGGAAAATGGCATCAACCCGATGAGTGATTTTTTTGTTTCTTCGTCAAGTTTCAATTCAGACATTTTCGGGGTCCTTTATTGATAGGCGAGGACGGTTTTTAAGACCGCCCCCGCCCGGTTAAATTAAGCTACAAAAGTCCATTCCAGAACAATCGTTCCGGCAATGGCACAATCATTTTCACCGCTTGCGGCCCATGTGTCGGCTACATTGAAATAAACGGTATGATCTCCGCCAGTTTCAACTACCAGAATCTGATCCGCAACGGTCTTTACTGTGGCGGTTCCGTTGCAATCTGCGGCAGTCTGCCCGGTCAATATGTTCTCTGCGGCGGCCCCAACGGCATCGAGTGTTGCATTTGCTCCACTCGCAACCGTAGTACCCAATCCGACATCTGGAGTGTCGGCTGTGATATTTCCATCGTCTTCATCAAGAGCCATGGACATATAAGCAGCATTTACAATCACTGCGCCAGCCGGGAGAGTGTAGACTAAATGACCCACACCCAAAGCCGCGCCGCCTGCGATCGCTCCAAGATTTGTTGAAACGGTAAGAACGGTCTTGTGATGATGCCCGTCTCCGTACTCTGCGGCAGTCACGCCAGTTCCAGCCGTTCCGGCATTGGTCGCACGCTGAACAAGTTGTCCGCTTGTATCAATCACACCTCGCGCGGTTCTGCAAAAATCTATTACTTTTTTTAGATCCTTCGAACTCCCTAAATCAATATTACCGTCAACGGGTAATTCCCAACCGTTTACAGTGTCTCTGTCTGCGGCCATTTTAAGCCCCCTTTTTTAAATGTTATGTTCTCGCACCATGTAAAAATTCTAACGTATCTTCAAGATCCAAAGCTGCATCCGTCAGGCTTCCCGGTGTACCGTTTTGAAGTAACCGGAAATTTAGATCGTAATTCACAAGACCCTCTCTTGCGGCAAGTGAAGGATTCATGCACTGGGCATCAAGCCCCTTCACGGTCATATTTGTGCCAATTGGACAAGAGATTGCGCTTGTGGTTTGACTCACAACCTCATTAAACCAATCCCGCGTAGCCTGTTTAACAGCCAAAGGATTGCAGGAAAACGTAGGTCTACGCGCTGTTATTGCATAATGCAATACCCCTCCGGCATCGGCCTGACTATAAATCGGCGTGACTTCATTTCCTAAATCAAGTTGCCAGCTTCCTATTTTCTCGGCTTTTCCCCCGATAGTAAACGCGGAATTGATAAAAGGCTCTGCGAGTTGTGTTTGAGTCGCGGCATTTATCGCGATATCGCTACCGTCAACCAGGTCATTGTAAACACCCGAAATTGTGGCGTTAAAATAAACCGTTTTCCCCGGTCCCTCGCAGGTAAAAATACCATTCCCGACACATCCCTTTAATTTGAGAATTGACGTTGCCGGAGAGGATCCTATTTCTTTATCCAGAACCCAGCAAGTATATGGCGTGTCGTCATAAGCCGCACGACTCACAAGCGCGACACCGTCAGCGGCGGAACCTGCGGCAACCTCTGATCCTGAATCCCATCCAATCGCGCCAAGTCCACAAATTTTTGCAAGCTTCCACCATTGCGGCTCGGTTGTTGCTGTGCCGGAATAAGTCACCTTCACGCTGGCTGTCAGCGTGCACACCCTAACGCCTGCAATGGCTTCGTCCTGTGCATGGCTGCCGTTTGCGTATTTCGAATTTTCATCGTCAAACTCAATCGCTGGCGATATTTCGATATCGCGAAAACGGATAACATTATCCGCAGTCGCCAAATCTGTTTCCATCGTTCCCGGTGTACTTTCTTCCTGCACAACGAGTTGACGTAAGTTTCTATTCAGATTCACGCCCATCGTCCACCCCCTCCATCTGAGAATCGTTTATAATTTCCTTTTTGACAGTCTTCTTTTTCTTCGGCTTTTCCTCTACTGCTTTGTCAACTCCTGGAACCTCATCCCCGCCCCGATAAGTGACATGGTTAATTGTGATTTTTTCGTTCAACGGTAGTTTCATATATCCCCCTAATTTGCGTTGCTTGTCGGGTCTTCTCTGCCTTGCGAGTACGTCACCATCCAGGTCGTAACCATTTTCCTTGGAACAACAATATCCCCGGCTTTTTCTGGCTCATCTCGCACCATTCCCCGATAATAGATCATATTCACGGTGTCGCTGACGTGATAATTTATACCGAAAAGCTTTTTCAAATCATCCAAGCACTTGTTAAGCTCAACATTAATTTGATATTCGGGATTGTCGTAAACACTCGTTAGCTTATCATGCACCGTAACCTCAAAAGTTGCCCGGTTTGCATAGGCGGAAGAGAAACCGCCGTCTATTTCGTCCTGGTTTTCTTCATCAATGAGCCGGATCTCGGCATTCGGGTAAGCGTCCTTTTTAGCAAGGTCATCTTCGTTTGAGTCGCCCCATGTCTTATTATAACCCCCCGCGACGGTCATACCGTCAATTAAGGTCTTCATGGCAGCTTCTATGTTGCTGAGAATTGGCCCGGCCATTTATCTATACCTTGGAGTAAAGATTGATAATGTGGTCGCGTCCATGGCTGCAATCCCGTTGTCGTTCTTATAGTCGAGTGTGTCCGCGTTTGTGTCGGTTCTCACGAAAATTAGCCAGAGATATCTTGCGGCATCTAAGGCTAATGCCTTGCTTTTATTTTCTGCCCGGTTGTCAACATCGGCATCACCCCAAAAATTAATCACACTATCGGCGCTGTTAGGCTTCGTAATGTCTGATTTTTTCTTGGAATAGCTCGATCTGGCGTGAATCTCAAAACCACTATCCACGATGGCAGTATCTTTCCCGGTTAATTTAGTTAGTGCAAGATTTACAGACCAATAGCTCGACCCCTCTAATTCAATCGGACCGATAGTGTCTGCGGCAGAATTCAAACACTCAGGCCGTATTCCGTATGTCCTAACGTGCGCCGTTTGGTCTATTTTAACGAAATCGCCAGCCAGAACAGGAATTACGAGACCCAGAACAAATATTAGTTTTTTCACAAAAACCCCCTTTAAAATTAATTTCTAAACAATACTCCACTAATTGTATTCGCTCTGTCCATCTGCCTGCTGGTTGACCCATTCAGCATTGAGGACGTTATTCTCTCTGCAAACTCTTTCACCATTTCTTTATAATGTCTATATTTTATGTGATATTTTTCAACATCAGCTATCTCCACATTGTTTTTCCCTAATGCATCAAAACATAGTTCCATGCCCACCCATGCAATCGCGTATCTTTTAACAAGATAATGCACCGGGTCGGTTTCAATATCGTCTACCTCAACGCCCTTTGACTCTGCCAAATCCTCAACGGCGTCATCCGAAGCATCAACCTTTGCCGAAAGCACAGTTGAAAGACCTGTCTCATTCAAAATCATATCAGTAATGTCAGTCGTTTGGATATATGTACCAGCCATTATTTCAGCCCCGCTTTCACGATAGCACGCCCTATTGCTTTGTTTATTAACTCAACCACTTGTCGCCCTTTTTCCCTTGCCGCCTCATATAAAAACTGATCTGGCCGCCAAGTTCCCCAACCCCTATGAATTCGGGGGCCATAAATCGCAATCCCGGTATCAAGAAATACTCTCCCACCCCTGGAAACATCCATGGTTTCAACCTGGACTGACCTTTCCAGCATTCCGGACCCGACCCTTCCTGAACTTGTGTTGAATCGGTGATTGCGGCGAGCGTAGCGTTGGATTTCCGTGAGTCCGGCATTTGCGCCTTTGCGGACTTCGGTACGAAAGATATTCGGCGCTTTGTTAAAAGCGGCCTTAACTGCTCTTGCGTCTATATTCACATTCAACTTCATGGAACCCCCAAAGAGGAAGAGAGGGGGCCGAAGCCCCCATCCCTTGATTAACCCATGAGAATCGCCATGTGTTCCGGATTTCCAAGACCAACACCATACAGAATAGACATTTCATAATTATTCATGTGGTGACCTGCATACTTGGAAAGCAGGAAAGAAATACCTGAAATAGGATCGGTGAATACACGCTCATCAACTGCGGCATCTCCACCCTCAGGTTTTACCGGAGGACGCGCCGCGAAAGCCAGAGCGTTGCGAGAAAATGCCAGGTTTGCAGTGTAGTCGGTAGATCCGAGAGCGATCTCTGTAGTATCCGCCCAGGCAGAAATAAGACCGGGTGCATTGATAACGATTTCGCCAGCGGCTGCCGTAATGGCAGTATTCACAACATAGCGGGAAACGCTTGCATTCGGTCCACTTGTATCGCCTGCGATGCTAACAGTGTCGCCAACAAGGATCGTTCCGCCATCTCCGCCATCATAAGTAATGGAAGTGGTCCCGATAGCATCTCCACCGTTCACATCTTGACCCGTCGAAGTACCAACGGTATGCGTTTTAATTGCATCCGATTCTACCACGTCAAAACCCATTGCACGAACCAGCGAACCCTCAACGAGAGGCGCGGCCTGTCCGGATTGGTTTACATTGGTCAACTGTGTGAGAGTGCGAAGATTAAACCCTGCATTCTGGTCGCAAACTAAATGCCGATCGCCAGAAGGCGCTCCATTTTTGTCCAGGATAAACTTAGCAGCGGCCAGGTCAGAAAGATCCGAACCAAAAGGCGCGGTCCCAGCAGTACCATAAGCGCGGGAAGCGTTATAATACAGCGCGGCAATTGCAGCCTCGATCTCATTAGTAAGAACCCGGAAACCCTGGGCAATATTCTGTGCGAATAGAGACTGATACCCGCCACCCTGGCGGAGTCCCTTTTCTTCCTCGCCAGCGTAATGAAATTTGTAACCACGGAGAGTATCCATCGAAATAGTACGGTTCGTGTAGGTCAGATTGCCAGCAGCCAGCGGGGTCATGCTCGGCGTAATGGTATAAGCTGAACCCTTAGGCGCAACCGGATTCCGGACGGTAGTATCTTTTGCTGTCTGCTCTGCTGCGGTGTTCTTCGCAACGCGAGGAATGAACCCGACAAGCTCGCGGGAAACCATTTCAATGCCAGCGATTACGTCAGGGATTAAATTTGTGATAGTGTTAGCCATCTTAAAGCTCCTTAGTCTGTTATAGTCCCGCCGTCCTTAACATGCGAAAGTTGATCGGTGAGGCTTAGATTGTCAAACGCAGAGCGCGGTAAAGATTTAGTCCCGGCACTTCCACCACCTCCAGACCCACCACTGCCGCCATTTTGTTTGTTGACAAGTGAATCCTTGTGTGAGTCGAAATATCCCTGGATACCTTCGTCCAGCTTGACAGCGTCATCCCCATTTTTCCACGTTACTGTTTTGCCGTCTTCGCCCAAAGCAACCAGGTTTTCCCGGATTATATCTTTAGCGTGAATCTCCGCTGAATAAATTTTGCCACTAAGCTCTTTCATCAACGCGTCTTTCAAGATACTGTTTGTGTATTTACTTTGAAAGTTTGTTGCTGTTTGCTTAGAATCGGACACTTCCTTGGTTAATTTTGAAACAGTCTTCTCCAAATCAGACATGCGCTGTTGCTCGGTGGTCAATTTCTCTTTTGCGGCTGATCCATTTTTAATCTTTTCGCTAACTCCGCCCGCAAAAGTATCGATCTCGTCCGTGGCCGGGTCATATCCTAAAAGCTTCAACCCGTTCAACAACACATCATGTTTCGCCTGAACCGATTGTACAAGCCCTTTCCCTTTGGCTCTTTCTTGAAGGACCGCATTGGATACTACTTCATACAATTCTTGGCCGTCATCCAGCTTCGTGAGCGCGGATTTTACGTCCTCAAGTGTCTTTGGCATATAATAAACTCCTTATGTTGATAAATATACACTTTGTTTAAATTTTACACAAATTATTTTTTCAAACTGATTTTATCGTTTAATCTTACCCCCTTTTCGGAATGGTCCTTTTTGTCAACGTAAAATAAAAGCATAACAATTGCCAATAAAACTACAAAAATTATAATTGGTATAGTTTGTGTCATTCTGTTTCAATCCCCCGTTTCTGTCTCAAAGTCTCGATTGTTCGGTATCCGTCATAATTCCGGACGTTTTTCTGCCAGGATGAATTATTCTTATTAAATTGCTTTGACCCATTTTTCCCCATAAGCTCCTGTCTTCGCTTCGGAGACTGCTTTTTAATCCAATCAACGGCTTTGCCCTTGTTCTGATTCTTTGCAACCCCTTGATATATCATAGATTGCACGCATGTGCATTGCGGATGAAACGGATACGGCGGAAGCTGCTTAAGAGGATATCCGCCAGGGCCGAGATTGAATTGATTCGTTTGAGTGTGGAAGTCGCAGATATCAAATATAACGTGTCCTGCAGATAGGTCGTATCTTATCCCGATAACGTCCGGATCTGTGGCGGCCTCCTGATATGTCCCTTGAGCGTATGCCTTTGCCATCTCAGTTCTTGCAATTCTGTCCGAATTATACCGCGCCTTTCCTGTGATAACTCTATCCATGGCCTTGTCTAATGCTTGGACGCTGTGCTTGTCTGTGGCTTTTATCAAGTTCTGGTAGGATTTCTTGAGCCTTGCTGTGGGTGCGCCGTTTTTCTGTAGCCTCTCAACTTCCCGCATGGACTTTCTTAAAGCCCTCTGATAGTCCCGCCGCGCTCCGGGCTGGCCGGATAGCAATCTCCTGGAGGCTCGTTCAAGCTCGGTTATATGCTTCGGCAGGTCCGCAGTTTGCAAATTCCTCTTTGATAACTCTCTGGCGGTCCCGGTCCATGATCGTTTTTCCCTGAACCCGATTCTAATAGCTTCTTTCAATTCGCCCATTCTCGATATATCGTTGATTCTCTGCGATAAAGTCATATCGTCACCCGGCCAAAGGTGATTTAGCCACCATTTGCGAGTCCCGCTTACATCGACGATCTCTTTTGCGTTCATGGCCCTTGCCATTAATGTTGTCGCGGATATAGTCACCTCGTCGCGCATGAAATCAGTATAACCAACGGATTTAATAGAGTCATCAACCGCAATAGTGACATTTTTCCCGGTTTTACCCAATCTATCCCGTATTTCTTTGGATAGCTTTTTTATTACGGAATCGAGGGATTTCCCGAAGTCGTCAAATTCCTGGTGAATTGGCTGTTTAGGTGACACAAAGCTTCCTTCTCATAAAATACATACCATCTCTGGTTTTGCATATTGCCCTACCTGCCTGGTCCACGAACAACACATCGTCGGGGTTTGCGGGGCTGTCCGTTGGGTTTACGTCTGGCAAAGCCGTAAGCATGTTATAATCTGCCTGAGACACCCGTTTCCAGACAATAGCCTCGTTATCACCGAGCATTTCCTGAATTTGCTTTTTATTCATTGTCTGTATTGCCTGGGGTTGGTTCGGTTTGCTCGTCAAACTCCGCGAGTGCTGCGGAAACGTCGTCTTCGTCCTGTTTTTTGGTGATTGACTTGAATACCATTCTCTTGAGGATTGCGGCTGCTTTTCTCGGCATACCCATAAGTAGAGCAGAGTCGACAACCTTAATATTTTCGTCAATATTGATAGGCTTAAAATTATCAGGATATTCCGCATGGTATTCAAAAACTTCATTTGGAGTGTATAGCTGGAATATTTTAATGATTTCATGTTCTAACCAATCCGCTTTCATTGAGGTAGATTTTAGCGGGGCCTCCTCTGCACGGAAATCCCATTGCATCGCAACTCCGGACTTTGCAGCCGTGACACCTATGATCCCCCGCTGTCCTGCAATCCTTAGAAGATCCTCTCTCAATTCCTTTCCGTTTTCCATTAATCCCTTCAAAATATTAGGATCCGGAGAAGCGAATCCGGGAGGAAATTTTGAGTCCATGGGTATATTTAAAAGGTTATGAGTGCCGACGTTAAAATCTCCGGGCTGATCGCTTTGAACGTATAGAATAGAGAAGCCCTGCGCCCTCTCCTGGTCCCGAATCTCAGAATCTTTGTTAAATATTTGATGGTTAATCCGGGCAATGTCATAATGTGGTGGGTGTACCAGCGGGGTTTCAATGTCGGTTCTGTCCGTGAAATAGCAGGAGATAACAGGCATGCGGCCTATCTCATGCGGTCGGGCCTCAATCTCAACCTCTCCGTCGCCTTTTGCAGATTTACCCATCTTGTAGAAATTTACTTTGTCAATTTTTAAATATCGCTTTTGCTTTTCAGCGACACCAGTCACAGTGTTTTTTGCGATCTCGTCCTTTTCGCAGAACATGATCCATTCCAGGTTTCCGAACTTATCCATTTTCCACTTATGCACCTGGCTTGCTTTTTTCATATACAAATATGGGAATTTTCTATTTTCAATCGCTTCCTTTGTGTTCGCGGGGTGTTCTTCCTTCGGGAAGTTATCGACAATTACAAATACAACACCGTGTAGCTGCCCGGTTGTCACTACAGTGTCCATAAACTGATGAAGGTTGCTTCCGGCATTGTCGCAGTTATCAATAAACCCATGCACCATAAGCCCTTCCGGCTTTGCCTTACCATTTTGCGATACCTCGCGGCTGATCTCACTATTAAAAACGGGGTCGATCATTGCCCGAACCACTGGCTTGACGTAGTTTTTATAGAAAGCAAGCTCTCGCCGACCATCGTAGAATATTTCTCTTGAGTGAGGGACAAGAAAGCTGCCGTCAATATACCCCTCAGTCCCATGGTACGAATACGACATAAAATCGTATACGTTAAGACCCAGTATCGGCCTCGCGTTGGCATTATCCGCAGTCGTTGGCTTATATGTTTGTTCGTTGATAATCTTTGAATTGTCCGCCTCCGGACTTGTTGATTTTATTTGCTTTCCTACTGGCATGGTTCCCCCTTAGAGGTCTTTAATTTCAACATAGTGTAGATTTTATTGACAGACATAATATTAAAATACATTAATTTATATATTAAGCAACAAATTGCCTTGGTCTATATCTCTGGGTTGACCCCTTCACAACTCCAAGAGGTTTAATTTTATTCGTGACTGCGTACCTGGCCGCATCAATAGCGTGATTAAAAGCATCCTCTGGTATTTGACCCAACTTTCCATCTTTGTCCTGCGCCCAACAGTAGTTTCTAAGCTCTTTTATTATGTTCGTGGACGTTTTTGTTATTTTTAGTTTATACCGCTTCATAAAATCAATACCGATATTAATTGAATCACGACCTTTGACGCATGGCTTTATCAAATACCCTTCCCTGTGTATCTCCTCAATGCTTTTCGGCTCTGCCGCATCTGCATATATTAAGTCTGGAACAGCATGAGTCGTTTTCCCTACGCCTAAAGCTTCCATTTTTTTGCAGATATCTTGATTAGTCAGATAATGTTCATATACAAGCTCGTTTATATACATATCGCCACCACTGAAACCCACCTCTACCAGCGCCGTAGGGTCGTTTGTATATCCAAAATCAAGCCCTAAAGTTGTACGAATATCTGGCATCTCGTTCACAAGCTCGAAATCTGGAAAGACTAAGCCCTCAGTCTGTCCGATTAGCCCCTGGCCGTAGACCCTCCACTTATTCGGATTGGTTTCCCGCAACGATTCAATATCTTTTATAATTCTCTCGTCAAGAAATTGGTTGTCTTTATAGGTGGAGATATCGAAGGTGCAATTTTCCTTATCTAAAATTAATTCATGCCCCCAAAACTCCCGGACCGGGTTGAAATCCCCAATCACAAGCTGCTTGGTTCTCATTTTAAGTTGTAAA